TTCAACCCAACCGGAAGAAGCGCCGCCCATATTGACCAGTTTTTTATAGGTGTCGGTGCCGATACCGCGAACGGTACAGATCCGACGCATTGCCGACACGCTGGTTGCGATACGGTCAATGGTTGTGTCCATCTCTTCAGGGACAAGAAAACCGCCGTCAGGATCGGATAGAGTCGAAAGACCGGCTTTGATTTCCAGATCCCGGAGGCCAGCTTCAGCGCCTTTACGGAAAAACTTGTCAAAAGCTGCCTTGTGCTCTTTTTTTGCTGGGTCAACTTGACCGCCGCCGCCTTGAAATTGGCTTCTGGCTACGGCTGTTTCGATGGCTTCAAGCTGCGCTTTGATTTTGGTCATATCCAAAAGCTCAGCGTTGATTTTGTCTACCTTTTCGGCCAGCAGAGGATCGGTGCTTCCTTTCTTTTCAATTTCCTTAAGACGCATATCGTTTTCGGCTTTGAAGGATTCAAAAGCCTTGCCGATTGCTTCAATTGTTTCTTTGATTTCCATTTTATTTTCCTATGAATTTTAAAAGCGTTGCGGTTGCTGCTGCGTTTATTTCCGCGTCCTGCGAGCGTCCCGCTAGCAAGGATTTGGCTTTTTGTCTTGAGAACCCTGCGTCCCGCAAGATCCTTTCAGCGTCTCTCTCAGTTAATTCGCGACTTTCGCCGCGTAAATCTTCGGGGCAGTTGGCAAACAATGAAAGGTCAAATTGTGCCCTTGCTGGTTTGCCAGATTCAATGATTGCGTCAATAAAGCCCTTCTCTCTCATTTCCTTGGCTGTCATCCAAGTCTCAGCGGCCATCATGTCGCGCACTTCACGTTTGCCTAGTTTGGTTTTTCCGGTATACGCTTCGAGCAGGTTGCCGTCAATCTTGTCTAGGAGCGCAGAAACATCTTTAAACTCGGCACTGTTCCCACCGGCCACCGTCCAAGAGTTATGGACCATCATCATTGTGTTCTGGTACGCCTCAACCCGCTTTCCACCCATGGCAATAACCGAGGCCATAGAGGCGGCAAGGCTTTCAATTCTGACATTCACCCCGCCAGGATGATTTGCGAATGCATTAAGTAGGGCCATCCCGTCCCACACATCGCCCCCTGGGGAATTAATCCTTGCGAGTGGTGTTTTGTCGCGCATATCAGCTAAAGAACGAACAAGGTCGCCTATATCGTTGTAAGGCCAGCCGATAACGTCATAAATAAAGATCTCAGGGCTGTCGCTTGAGAGGTTGTTGACGGAGAACCATTCAGGCTTGTTAAGAGGCTTCTTCCAGTGTGCCGCCATTATTTCGGCGTTTCTTTGGTTGCGATATGATAGATTCATTCTTTTTCCTCTTTAACTGCTTCTTTTGCTGGTTCCTTCATCGAACTGGTTCGGGTCCGGTATTCATTGCCGCCCACATATGGGTTCATTTCAAGCATTTCCCGCACATCGTTAGGGCTGTAAATTTCGGTATTAACGCCAATCTGGAAAGCCTCCATCTGCTCTTTAAACGAGCCACGGAGTAGCGCTTTCGGCTCAAACTTAGCGTAATATGTCTTTTTTTCTTCTGCGTTGAGCAGATCCCGGTAAATCGCCTGCTCAATATTGACGACACAGGGCATCAGGGCATATTGGACAAAGGCTATAGAAAATTGCTCAGAGCTGGCAAAAGTGGCTGTCTTGTCTTCGGATGTCATGATTGACAGGGGAATTGTAAAGAAAAGGTCTACTATCTGCCTGTGTTGAAATCGCCTTGCCTCAAGGAACTGAGAATCGACTGAAGTCATCCCCATTTTTGTCCATGTAACCCCGTTCTCAAGTAATGCGGCTTTGTGTGCGTTTTCTACTGAACTGTATTTGTCGTTGAAATCATCAACGAAATCTTGAGCCTTTTGTCGATCTTTGAAGAACTGACCGGGAGGCATGGTCAAAACGCCGCCGATATTCGTTCCGTGGCTGAATAGCTTGGCTCCGTGCTTCTCTGTTGCCAGCTCAAGTCCGATGCTTTCCCGCGCATACTGGATAGGATTCAGGCCCATAATTCCGTCCAGAGTCAGGCCGCGAAGGTGCATTATTCTGTTGCCGGGAATAAGGTCAATCGTGCCGCCGCCTGGATTACCTACGCCGTTGCCGCCCGTGGTGTCGGTATTTGGCCGCAAGACCTTATAAAACAAACCATAGTCAGGTGTTTGGATAACTTCCTGAACCGCGCCAATAGCGAGGGGAATAAGTTCTTTTACTTCACGCCCCGGTAAGCCAGCTTTTAAGGCAAAAAAGTTACCCCGAAGATCAAGGCAGGCAGAGGCCATGCCCCAAAACTCGGCGGGGGTCATCCATGCATTAGGCTGGTCGTGCAAAATTCGATAAATGTTATGGTCTGTGGCTTTTTCTATCTTATTGCCGGTCCTTCGCATCAAATGACAAGGCATCATCTTCAGGCCGTTGCTTTTAGCCTTAACGCAGGCATGAACAGACATCGCCTGAAGTGCTGAATCGGTATTTACCGGAATACCTGTGGAGGTAGCGCCGCCGCCGTAATACGTGGAAAGGGTTTTTGACAATTCCTGCGAGGTCATGGCAAAAGGTCGCGCTATTCTACCGATAAGGCTCAAGCGCTTACCTCATTTCTGCCAAGGCGCACACCTGCTACAATCAACAAAGCACCGCACACGGAGAATGACACCCAAGGTTGAAACAAAAAAAGGCCGTACCCAAGAAGGGAAAGGCCGGATATGGATATAAGATCAGGAAGGATTTTCAATTATTGCCCGTGCATAGTTGATTTTCGCGCTAAAAATCTACTTACTGCAACCAAATTGTCGCGCAACAAAAATGTTGCACTTTCAGGCAGAGTACATCATTTAAAAAATAAATGCAATTTTTTATTTCATTAAGAGATTAGAGAGAGGGTTTCGTAGATGTTCCCGGTGTTTCGAGGCTCCGGATTAAGCACCATCAGAGCGACAGCACCGAAAAGAGCAATAACCGGGTCAATTTTCCCGGTTCCGCTTGCCGCTTTTGTGACGAGTATTGCATTGCCTTTCGGCTCGACTTTGGCATTACTTACGCACCAATCCATGAGCTTTAGACCGCCATGGTGCAATTTACCGGCTGCAAGCTTGCGCTCTGTGTCTTTGATTGATGACGTGAGCCGCCAGCCTTGAGACACGCCTATTATTCGGTCATCTTCGAAGCCGAGAAGTTTCAATTTGTTTACAACGTCGGCTATTCCGGAAGGGTCAACGCCGATTCTTTCCAGTAATCCGCAGTTTTCGCACAGCATGACGATTGCGCAAAACTCGTCTACATCTTGGCCGATATGATCGACGATAACCATCTCGCCGGCTTCGTGAAATTCCGTGTATTTTGTCGCCTCTGACTTTCTTCTTTCTAGGGCTATCGGGTGAATCCACGCCCTGAAAAAAGCAAGCCATAAATCGGGATCGTCCTTATCTCTGCCAAGAACACACATCCCCAAAAGGTCGTCAAGTCCTCCACCATCTCCGCCGATAGTTATTACATCACAGCGCCTAAATATTTCATCAAGAGTCACAAGGCGAACATTTGCCCTCCAGAAGTCTGCGCCAACCCATTGCTGCGACCTCATAACCATGCCGACTTCAACATTGAGATGCTTCGCCATGAAACCACAAAGGGATTCTTCACCGTCCTCAACAGCGGTTCTGTATTTTCGCTCAATGAAAGGAATATCTACAGATACGCCGAGGTTCGGATTTGTTATGTAGAAATTCTTAGGATCTTTGTACGCTTCATCTTTGACCATCTGTGGTGGAAATTCGTACAAGATAGGCATAAAGGCAGGATCGTGTATTTTGCCATCACGAACACCACGGGCGTATTGTAATTTTTTCCGGAAAACTCCGGCGGGAGCCTTGTCAGACTGAGTGGTGAGGTAGATCGTAAAACCTTCCGGCCTGGACGCTTGCCCTCCTGTTGCTTCGGCCAGCATGTTCTCTGCGTTCGGTTTATCACCGAATAGCCATAATTCGTCGATCAATACGCCGGTTGCCTTTTTCCCTGAAACCGTATCTTTGTCAGCGGCAACCACTTTTAACACAGTGCCATTATCCCTATGGGTGATCGTCCTTAAATGGTCCTGAACGTGAAACATGGCGTCAAGATCATCGTCTAGCTTTACCATCCATCGAGCAGGAGTGTACGAATTTCCTGCGACCTCGATAGTAGGGGCAAGAATAAGGAATTCAGCGCCATGCCGCCAGTTGACAATAACTTCTGTGAGCATAAGCGCTGCCGCGACTGTGGACTTTGTGTTTTTCTTTGCGATAAGGAGCAGGAACTCAAGAATCAATCGCCTTCCAATCTCTGGATCGTAGGCACCAAAAACAGCGGAGACGAAATCAAAAACCCATGGTTCGGATACTTCGCCCATTGTAGGCTGTCCTTGTAGGTCATAAATTCTTAGTTGCTTAAAGATGCTTAGCGCGTAGGCTGCGTGATTGGGGAATAATGGCGGGCATGGTATGAGGGATTGACCGGCTACTATTCTGGATTGCCAATCCGGGCAGGCTGTTGTCCAGATCATTTGTTAAAAAAACTGTAATCAACGTCGCATCTACAAGGAACAAACCTTTTTTCTTCATCTTTAAATCCTGTCACATCTTCAAAGTCAATATCGATGCTACATACGCTCAATCCTGTTTCTTGCTCAAATTGATCGAGTGCATTTTTTACATAAGTAAAAATATCCCACTCAAGTTTGTTTTGTTTCTTTTTGAACTCGTTAAGAGCTTCTTTAATTTCCATCACCCGATCCTCCCAACAACCTTAGGCGGCGGCGCAGCTCCAAACCGATTACCACCCGCCACGTCACTCGCTTTCTTCGCTTTCTCGTCTTTTTTGTTCGCTTTGATCGGTTCAACCCTGCCATGGCAAAAGGGCGCGGCCAAGGCTGCCATGCGGTCCTTACGGTCTGGCGAGGTGTCTGGATCATTTAGCACCTTGAGCATGTAGTCAAGAGGCAAAACAGGTTGCTCCGGTAGTGACGCTGGCGGTTTTTCTTTTGCCTCTGCCGCTATGAGTTGCTTTCTGTTTTTGCCGCCTGCTTTTCTTCCTGCGTTGGGTCTTGCTCCGCCTCTTGCCATGGCTCACCTTTGATTCTTTGAATTAATCAAACATTTTCAAACTGATTTGTAAGTTATTGAGAGTATACCACAAGTTTTTCAAACAACCAGCACAAAATCTATGAATGGG